GGACGCAGGATAATCAGAACAAACAGTCCGCAGACGGCGGGCAGGACACACAGAAAAATCAGCAGCAGACCCCGCAGCCTGCGCCGGACAATAAACCGGATGGCAATAAACCGGATGGTCAGAAGCAGGATGCGCCCAAGGGAACGCTGCTGGGCGGGGATCCCAAACCGGCAGCGCCGGAAGGGGCGCCGGATAAGTACGACTATTCGGCGACGATCCCGGAAGGCATGGAGATGGATCAGGAACTGGCGGACGGATTTTCTGCGATTGCGCGGGAGATGAATCTGACGAACGACCAGGCGAACAAGATCGCGGCGTACGGTATCCAGTACGGCCAGCAGGTAGCACAGGCCATGCAGCAGCAGTTGGATGCAGAAGTGGCAGGCTGGGGCGAAGCGGCAAAGAAGGAACTGGGCGCGGATTTTGACAAGACCATGCAGCTGTGTGGGGCGGCGCTGGAAGCGGTGGAAAAACAGGTGCCAGGCATCCGGAAGGCGCTGAATGAGACAGGCGCCGGGAACCGGATCGAAGTGATCAAGGTGATGCGCCTGATGGGCGAACTGGTAAAAAGCGACCCGGGCAAGCTGGCGAACCTGGGCGGGGCAGCAAAACCCGCCGGAAGTGACACATGGTACAACAATTCAAAGATGTAATTTAAGTTAAAAAAGAAAGGATGATGAAACATGGCAACGATTGGAATGGATCGTCTCACGCTGAACGACCTGCGCAAGCGCAGCGACGGCAATGGCAAACTGGATGAGATTATGGAAGTGCTGGCAGCGTCCAACCCGATTTTGGATGATATGACCTGGGTCGAAGGCAACCTGACCACAGGCAACCGGACCACGATGCGCAACAGCATTCCCAGACCGTCCATCCGTTATATCAACAGAGGTATTGCTCCCACAAAAAGCGACACAAAGCAGATTACGGATACCTCCGTGATTTTGGAAGCCCGTTCCGAAGTGGACGTGGAATGGCTGGCGCTGGCATCTGACAAAGAAATGGCCCGCCGCAATGAGGACATGGCGCATATTGAAGGCTTTGGCCAGACTTTGGCAGAGATGGTTATTTATGGCAATACCGAACTGGATCCGGATACGTTCAACGGGCTGGACATCCGTCACAGGGTCCTGTCCGTGACCGATCCGACAAAACCCGGCTATACCACCGTTGACGCGGGCGGCACCGGCAATGCGCTGACTTCTGCGTTTTTCGTGGATTGGGGTCCCCGCAGCATCACCGGCATTTACCCGAAGGGAGCTATGGCAGGCCTGGATCACAGGGACCTGGGCGAACAGACAGTGGAAGACCGCGACGGAAAAAAATTCCAGGCGATGGTTTCCCTGTTCAACTGGAAATGCGGCCTGACGGTACGCGACTACCGCGCTGTCGGCGCGATCCGTAACATTGACAGCGGCGTGTTCAAGACCGGCACGGCAGCCCAGAAGCTGGCAGCGTTGAGTTCTTTCCTGACCGTAAAGAACCGCGTACGCCGTCCGGACAAAGGGATCTGGTATGTATCCAATGAACTGTACACGGTCATGGAACTGTTCCTGATGGACAAGAACAATTCCTATGTGACCCGTGACACCATCGAAGGCGGCATCCCGGTGATCCGGTTCGCAGGCAACCGCGTGGTGAAACTGGACGCCATCTCTGATGCGGAATCCCAGATCGTTTAGTTTAAACATTTTTAAGAAAGGAGTATAACACCATGATTCCTGATTATGAAAATATGTTTTTGAACAAAAAGGCGGCCAGCACGTACGGTACGACCGCCGCGTATTCTGACAATGTAGTGGGCAACGGCAACGGCGGCAGCGCGTATGATCCGCCGTTCCTGTTCATCAATGTTTCCGAAGCGGCGACCGCCGGAGGCAACATTACCGTAGTGCTGCAGACCTGTGACGCGGAAGGCTTCGGCAGCAACGTGGTGGACCTGGGCACGTATTATGTTCCCATCGGTTCCCTGGGCACCGTGGTAAAAGAACGCATTCCTTACGGCGGCAAGAAATTCTACCGCCTGAAACTGACCGGTTCCGCTTCCGTGACCGGAAATGGCAAGATTACCGCTGGTTTTGTGACCGACGTAGACCTGCCGCTGTGATGTAAAACAAACCAAAGGGCTGTCGCATGGCAGCCCTTTTTTAAAAAGAAAGGCAACATCATGAACATTACTGACATCTGCAATACGGCCCTGAACCATATAGGCAAAGGGACGGTGACATCCGTGTCGGACCAGAACGAACTGGGACGCACGCTGAAGATACATTACGATATGCAGCGGCGTTGGCTGCTGACAGAATATAACTGGGGATTTGCAAGAAGAACGGAAAAGCTGTCCTGGCTAAACGTTAAAGTACCGGGTTGGGATTACGTCTATGCCTATCCGAATGACTGCCTGATGGTGCGGCAGGTGTATAACGAAGAGACGGGCAGCGTGGAGAACCCATACGACATTGTAAATATAAATGACAACACGAAAGCAATCGTCTGTAATTTGGCAGGCGCCTATATAGATTTCACATATGATGTTAAAGATGTGGGGCTTTTTTCGCCGGATTTCCAGACGGCGTTAAGCTATTTCGTAGCCGGCGCGATTGCATTACCGCTGGCAGGTTCGGCAACCCTTGGGCAGCAGATGAAGAACGAAGGAGCAGCGATGCTGAACCAGGCGAAGACAAGGACCATGCAGGAACAACACAAAAAACCGGAATATGTAAGCGCGTACGTGAGGGGGCGTTGGGATGGCTGACGGAAGGATGTACATCATGCAGGCCAGCTTTGCGGCCGGGGAGATATCGCCGGAAGTAGCGGCCCGTGTTGACCTGGACAAATACCAGGCGGCGCTGCTGCAGGCAGAGAACTGTTTTATCCGTCCCTATGGCAGCGCGTACCGGCGACCAGGACTGAAATACGCCTATACAACAGATGCAGGATACAAACTGTTGCAGGAATTTGCCGTGGATTCGGATACCAGCTACCTGCTGGAGTTTCGGGAATCATACCTGCGCGTGTATGCACCGGACGGCGATACACTGGTAAAAAAAGCCACAGTATCCACGCCGTTCTCTGGGGGAGAACTGCATAAGCTGCGGTTTGCCCAGTCGGCGGATGTGATGTTTATCGCCAGCGGGAACCATCCGGTACAGGTTCTGACAAGGCACAGCGATACGAATTGGACCATGGCGGACATGGTGTTGGACGCCAGTTATTATGATGTGATGACGGAGACGGAAGGCGTAACGGTATCCGCGTCAGCCACGTCAGGCACAGTGACGCTGACCGCCAGCAGCGGTATCTTTGCTTCCGGCCAGGTGGGCAACTGGATCCGGCTGACCCATGATATGCCGTCGGTAACAGAGACTCTGAAATTGGATTCCGTCACGCCGACGGATACCAGCGCTTCTATGCTGTCCGGCGCCAATGGCTGGAAGGTGATTTCCCACGGTACATGGGCGGGAAGCTTCGACGTGGAGTATTCCAAGGATAATTTAAACTGGAAGACCTTACGGACATACACCAGTAACAGCGATTATAACCCGTCGGAGACAGGAACGTTTGATGAACCGACGTATATCCGGGTAACCGGTACGATCACCAGCGGCAGCGTGACCATAGACCTGACGCGGCTTCCATACAAACACAAAGGCACGGTGAAGCTGACGGGCTACACCGATGGCACGCACATGACCGGCACCGTGGTAGACCAGTTGGCTTCCACGTCCGCCAGTGATGCCTATGCCTTTGGCCCATGGTCGCCATCGTACGGGTATCCGGCATGCGTGGGGTTCTTCCAGGACAGGCTGTGCTTTGCGGCAAACGCAAAATATCCGTACATGGTATGGATGAGCCGGACAGGGGATTACCTGAATTTCGGGACGGAAGAAATTAGTGGGACGCTGACGGATGATTCGGCTATCGCGTTGAGTTTTATCAGCCGGAAAGATTTCCGGATCCTGCATCTGATAGCCACGTCGGACCTGATCGTCATGACGGAAGGAAACGAATGGATCATATCCGGCAGCAGCACGGTGACGCCAACAAAAGTGACGCCGCAGCTGCAGACGTTCCGGGGGTGTACGGATGTGGAACCGGTCATAATCGGCAGCGATATCATCTATGTGCAGCGGCGCGGCAAGACCGTGCGGGACATGCAGTACAATTACGCGTCGGACAGTTATGACGGCGCGGACCTGACATTGCTGGCCAAGCATATCACAAAAGAAACGACGATTGTGGACGCCACCTATAAACAGGAACCGGACAGCATGCTGTTCTTTGTGATGCAGGACGGGACCTGCGCATGCCTCACGTATGTGAAAGACCAGAAGGTATACGCATGGAGCCGTATTATAACCAATGGAAGCATTAAAAATGTTTGCGCGATAGCTTCCCCGGACGGAGAACGTGTATATTTCATGGTCAGCCGGGGCAATGGCATGTTCATCGAAGAACTGGCAGAGCCGGAAGAACATATACTGCTGGATAATTCCGTGAATATACTGACGGAAGAAAACGTGAACACGGTTACAGTTGCGCACCTGGCAGGGTGCAAGGTGGACGTGCTGGCAGACGGGGACCATCATGCGGGGCTGCAATGTGACGCAAACGGTGTGGTCGCTTTGCCGGATGGAATAAAATGCGAACAGTTTGTGGTAGGGATGCCATACAAGACGGTCATGGAACTGCCAAACATTGAAGTGCAGATGCGGGACGGCACCATGCAGGGACGAAAAAAGAAAGTATCGGAAGCGATCCTGCGTCTGACGGACAGCCTGGGCGGTGAGATCGGTGTGACGGAAACGCTGGTGGACCATATCAATTTTGATGAGTTTGGCGACCAGGTGGTGAAGCTGTACAGCGGGGACAAGCATGTGACGGTTCCCAATGTGCCGGTCGGAGGGTTTGAAGATACGGGGCGTGTGGTGATCACGCACAGCAGCCCGTATCCGTTCAATTTAAGCAGCATCGTAAGGGTGGTGACGTTAGGTGGTTAAGTTTAAGAGGATTAAAGTACCGACGAAGGCGCTGGTGAATGAGCTGATGCAGGACATGCGGAAGCCGGACATTATGGAACTCTTGATGGGGCCGGTGCATCCGGATCAGGCGGTTTTTGACAGCATCGCCAACAGCCGGTACTGTTACGCTGTGCGGGACAAGGAAAACAACCTGCTGGCCGTTACCGGAATAGCAGCCGGACAAATAGAAGTGGCAGGGACAATGGCCACGCCGGTATGGTTTTTGGGGACGAAAAAGGCATACAGGCACAACAGGGCGCTGGTCTATTATGGGAAACAATTCTGTGAACAATGGATTTATGAGGTAGGCCCGCTGTGTAATTATATTTGGATAGGCAACGAACCGAGCATCCGGTACATACGGCATCTGGGCGCGAGGCTGCTGCCGCCGGAAGAAAAAGGGAAACACAGGGAGATGTTTATCCCGTTTATTTTAAGTGATGTGAAGAGGTGAAAAAAATGTGCAGCATTACGATGGCACTGACAGGGCTGATGACAGGCATGCAGATGGCGTCCCAGCACCAGCAGACAAAAGCAGCGGTGCAGACGGCGGAAGCACAGGCGGAAGCGGCGGAACAGAATGCGAAGCTGCAGAACAGGCAGGGGGAACTGATCGCCGAACAGTACGGGCAGAAACAGCGGGAAGCGGACAACCGGCGCAGGCTGGTACAAGGAGCGCAGCGGGCAGAGGCAGGCGCGTCCGGGATTGCAGGAGGCATGGGGACCGCAATGGACATGCAGGTGGCGACGACGAACGCCTGGCAGGAAGACAGCGAGAACCTGCTGGGGAACCAGCGGGAAGCCGTATATAACAATTACATCAAAGAAGTGAACTACCGGAACCAGGCAGAATCGTACCGCGCCCAGGCAGCGGCGGCAAAACGTGCCGGATCCATGGCGCAGTGGGGCACATTACTTTCCGGGGCAGCGTCTCTGTATGGATTAAAGACGGCATCCAGCACATCGGCAGCGGCAAAAAGCACCAGCGCAGGGATAGCCAGCACGCCGACGGCGGCAGGTTATGCGGCGCAGGCGTCCGATACCATGATGAAAGGCGTCAACACCATGGGATTTGATTTGCCGGCACAGGCAAAGATCGGGCTGGGCGGCATCGCCTTAAAACCGCAAAAACTTTATGATATCGGCTGGACGCCGACAAAAAAATTATATACGTTCGGAGGGTAAGGCCATGCAGTTACCGGTATACACACCACAGGTACAGAAGACGGCGGGCGGCGACGGAAAGATCGCCGTGCCGCATAACATAGGGGCGGCAGCGGAACTGGCGGGACAGGGCATCAATGCGCTGGGCAAAGGCGTGGGCGCGGTGAATGCAGTGCTGTTCAAACAGGCGGCGGATGCTGACAAGACTACGGCCACGGCGGCCAACAACGAATACACACAGCGACTGAACGATGTACTGTATAACGATAAGGACGGGCTGCTGCACACACAGATGAAAGGCGCGGACGGTATCACGTCCGTGTTTGAAGAAAAGGAAAAGCAGATACGGGATGAAATAGCTAAAAAATATAAATTCAATTTCAATGCAGGCCGTCAGGAATTTGACAACATGGCCGGCCGGACATATGCGCAGCGGATGACAAACGTCCAGAACCATATGTACGCGGAAAGCAAGAAGTACCGGGATGTGACATTTAGCAACAGCATTGATAACCAGGCGCGTTTCGCGGCAGATAATTATGCAGACGCAGCCATGGTGGAAGACGCCATGGCAGGGGCGCTGGCAAATGTGGACAATTATTATGCCGGGCAGGGAACGGAAGTGGTGGAACAACAGCGCCGGCGTATTGCCGGGCAGATCGCCCAGCAGGTGATAAACCGGGCGTACGCGAGCGGAAATATCAATGCGGCAGAAACATATATTGAAAAATACGGGAAAGCCATGGACCCGGCAACGCTGACCGGTTACGCCAAGAATGTATATCAGAGCAGACTGGCAAACCTGCAGGAGGTTACAGCCAAGAGCCTGTTCGCACAGTTTGGGGACAATATAGAAGCGGCCTATAACCATATCTTTTCGGATAGTTTTACCGGCAATGGCAACAATGAATCTGCGCTGGGCTGGTTCAAAAAAGCAACAGCGGATGGCATGAGCATGGGGCCAAACACCTGCACGATAGGCGTCAACAAGGCGCTGATGGCAGGCGGTTTCAAACCGATACCCACATGGGCGCCGACCGCATGGAAAGAATTAAAGAACGCCGGGCGCACGTTTACGGATGTAACCAAAGCGCGCACCGGCGATATTGTGTTTTGGTGGAAGCCGGGCAGTGATAAGGATGCGGATGACACATCCCATGTAGGCATATACGATGCACAAACGGGGATGGTGTATCAATCAGGGACCAGCGGGGTAAAACCGATTAAATTAAATGCCTATTCCATAACCGGGTTTGCACGTCCCCAGGGACAGGCAGCTTCCCCAGAAGAAAAGAAAAAGCTGTGGGCGGCGTACCAGCAGGAGGTAAGCCTGCGCAAAGGGTTTGAAAGACAATCAATAAACAATGTTACGGAAACAGTGGAAGCAGAGTTTTTCCAGATGTACAAAGATGGGATTACAGATCCTGCAGCATATCGGGCCAAGGTAATAGAGTATGCTGGCAACAATCCAAAATTATTCAGAAGTTTGACCACGGTGCCAATAGTTTCGCAACGGCGGCC